TAAATTATATAAAACTAAATCAGGATCTACTGAATCAGCAGGAGCTCCACCACCACCTGAAGGAGGGGGAATGGATTTAGGAGGATTAGGGGGACCACCTCCACCGCCAGGTCCTGAACCAGGTGGTGACTTAGGAGGTTTACCTGAAAATATGGAAAAAAATAATTTAAATATTTTATTAGAAAGTGACGATATTCATGGGGATTCCTACATTGATTTAAGTAAAGCAAGAAATTCTTTGGGTTCAATGGAGAGTGAATTGAGCAAATTGTTAAGAGATTGATATTTATAAATAAAAAAGATTATGAAATTTGGTATATTAAAATCTAAGATAGAAAAAACGTTAGTAGAATCGTATAAGAAAAACTCATTCAAAAATGATATGTTTGTTTTTGAGGAGTTAATCTTAAAGAATAAAAACATCAGTAAATTGTTTTATTTATACAATGAGTTAAGTTCAAATAAAGGACTTAACGAATCTATTGCAAATGAATATATTAACCAAAGTGTAATACTTTATGAAAATCTAATCAATAAGATTACCCCTAAACAATTGAAGGAAATTGAAATGTGGGTTGGTCACTCCCAATGTGAAAATTCATACAAAACTATTGATAATTTTTTCTCAAATAATATTGTAGATCTTGAAAACAAACTTAAAAGTAAAAATTCAATTTTTGAATGTATTACTAAAAAAGTGGAGGATAATAAAACGGACGTTGTAAATGTCCCAATTAGTGAAATGGTTAATGTTGCAAACAAAACAATTTCAAATTACATTGATACGTTATCTGAATCAGATCAAAAAGAATTAAAATTATTATTATCATCTAATGATGAAACTATAAAAGAATCCTACCTTATGTTAAAGGGTAGTGTTATCGGTAAATTAGAGAAGTTAGAGGAAAATGAGCAAGATAAAGAAGTAATTGGTAGAATTAACGAAACAATTGAAACAATCAAAAATGAAGGTTTTGATAAAATGCGTTATTTTAAGTTACGTAAATTGAATGAGAATCTTTAATCGTTATTAAAACTTTGACGATATTTAGCTCTATTTTTAATTTCTCTTTTTGACACTGACCTTTTGGTAAATTCTTTTCTATTATTTAGAAGGGAATTTTGTCTAGTTCTGATTACCTTACTCTTTAGTTCTTTCAGGGCTCTTTCTATATCCCCGTTCTTGTTTACTTTAACAATTAACATCTGTTTTATTTATCGGTTTATTATATTTGATATATATCGCAAATATAACTATTATTTACAAAAATAAACGTGATAATATGAGAAATATCAATGAAAAAAGGAAAAACTTCCAAATTAAGTGGTTTCAGAACCTCAAAGGTGGTCTATGGTACGGTGGACTCCAAAGAATTTAAATCCTTATACCTTAATTTACAGACATGGGTTGAACCTAAAACAGACCCAGAATCTTGGACAAGAATTGTCCTAAACATGAGCAGATCAATAAAACATTCAATTTACGAACATATAGATAAAACATTATTTGATAGCAAATTTATTGTTGATATGGACTTGAGAACAAGTGGATTACAACCCAAGAAAAAATCATTTATGAATCTTGAAATTAATCTGTTTCTAATTGATGAAATTGATTTCAAGGACTTAAAATTAAAAAGAAAATTAAAGAATATCATAAAAGGAATATATGATGATGTTCTAACCAAAAACGAAAATTTTAAATTTTATTTAACAAAAAACGGAAATGTAAAACCAAATAAGGTAAAAATAGATAAAGTTTAATATTTATATATAAAACTTTTGATATGAACGAAAATAGAATATTAGGACCAAATGAAACTGGTAGAGGAATTCTTGTAGAATACGATGCTGGTTACATTGATCCATCAGACAAATATAATACATCTTTAATTAAAGAATCACAAAACATTTTAGATCATTCACAACCATTTGAGTTTTATGCGGTGTTACAGAAATATAATACACCAAATAGAAATGGTAGAATATATCCTGAAAAAGTATTAAGACGTGAATCTGAAAATTATAAAAAAATGATTAATAAGGGAATTGCTCTTTCAGAATTAAATCACCCTGAGTCGTCATTAATTGACCTTGATCGTGTATCACATATTATCACCGAAGTATTTTGGGAGGGTAATGTGTTAATTGGTAAATTAAAATTATTAACAAGTCCTGGATTTCACCAAAGTGGGATATGTTCTACCAAAGGAGATTTGGCGGCAAACTATTTAAGACAAGGTGTAACATTGGGTATTTCATCTCGTGGTGTTGGATCCCTTAAAAAGGTTGGTGAAGAAAATGAAGTTCAGGATGATTTTGAATTAATTTGTTTTGACTTGGTATCATCACCATCAACACCTGGGGCATATCTTTTCCAAGATAAAAACGATTGGCGTAAATTTGATGAGAATATTGAGGAGGAGAAAAAAATGGCGGTTGAACGTCATGTTGGAGATTCTGGTAACAAATCTCTTGACTTAATGAAAAAATTGTCTCATTATTTGGATAAATAAATAATTTATGGAACAAGGAGAAAAATATTTTGTAGCAAAAATCACATCTGATTTGTTAGATACAGAGTCAGGTAAAGTGAAAAAAATGAGAGAAGAAAAATTGGTGATGGGTTACACCCCAACCGATGTTGAGGCTAAAGTCACTAAAGTATATGAAAATTATACAATGGATTGGAGAATCACTTCAATTACTGAAAGTAAAATTGATGAGGTTATTGATTAACTAAATTAAAATTTTAAGAAAGGATGGACAAATGTTCATCCTTTTTTTTTGCTCAAACTTTAATTTTTTTCACCTAAAAACACTATTAAAATGAATTTTTTGAATTAGTCAAGTATTTATTTGTAAAACTATTATAAAATAATGAGCAAAAAAGAATCATTAGTAGAAGACACGTTTATCCAATTGAAAAATTTGGAGAGTGTTATCGCAGAAAATGCACAAGGAATACTTGCATCAACAATGAAGCAAGAAATCAGAGAACTCGTAAAAGAATCCCTTAACGAACAAGACGACGAAGAGGAGATTGATTTAGACGCAGAGGTTGATGCCGATGCTGATAATGACGAAATGGAAATGGATATGGACATGGATATGGACGTTGAAGATGAAGATGAAGTGGATTCTGATGAAGATGAAATGGATATGGACGTGGATATGGACATGGATATGGATATGGATATGGATGTTTCGGATGATGATACAATTGATCTAACAAACGCATCAGACGAAGAAATTCTTCGTGTGTTTAAAGCGATGAATGATGACGATGGTATCATTGTAAAAAAAGAAGACAATATGTTGCATTTATCAGATGATAATGAAGATGTTGAATACTTAATCCAACTTGGGGAATCTATGGACATGGAGGAAATGGACGAAATGTATGACATGGAGGAAATGGACGAAATGGACGAATTAGATTTGGACGATTTGGCTAAAAACGAATCTGAAGTTATTTACGAATTGGAAATTGATGAGGAAGATGATTTTGAAAAAATAGTCGGTAAAAGAGATTTTCCAGGAAAAGGTGGTTTTGAAGGATTTAATCCTGATGAAGAAATGGATTCAATTGGTGATAACTATTTTGAAATGGATGAAGAAATGGGCGAGTACGTTATGGAATCGGCTAAATTCAAATCTAAAGGTATCGGAATGGGTAACGCATCAAAATTCAAATACAACAAAAAACCTAACCAAGACGGAGGTTTCAATGTTAAGAAAAAACAAGGAACAAGAGGTGTTGGAATGGGTAAAGCAAAATTCGAATACAAAGAGGAAGTTAACGGAAAAAAAGAACCTAAAGAAAATACTATGGTTAAAGGTCCTATGGATAAAAAACCTATGAAAAAAATGGAGACTAAAGAGGCTTCAAGAACTTATGGTAACGGATCTAAAGAAGGTCGTGGTTTAAGAAAAGGTATTACACCTAATAGAAACCTAACATTTGAATCTAGAAACGAAGAGTTAAACTTACTTAGAGAGAAAAACGAGGAATATAGAAAAGCACTTAATCTTTTCAGAACTAAATTGAATGAGGTTGCGGTATTTAACTCAAACTTGGCTTACGCTACACGTTTGTTTACTGAACACTCAACAACTAAACAAGAAAAGATTAACATCCTAAAAAGATTTGATGGCGCTGAAACTATTAAAGAATCAAAAAATCTCTACAAATCTATTAAAGACGAACTTTCTACAACAACTACGGATAATACAATTACAGAATCATTTGAAAGAACAGTGATCAAAACTCCAACGAGTGGATCAGCAATGAATTTAATTGAATCTAAAACGTATGAAAATCCTCAGTTTATGAGAATGAAAGATTTAATGGGAAAAATTAAATAAAAATAAACTAAAAACAAATAAAAATCCAAAAAAATGGGAGCATTATTAGAATCAGGTCTTGTTGGTAACATCGGGTTGAAGCACTTGAAAGTTATCAAAGAAGATACAATTAACAAATGGGACAGATTAGGGTTCCTTGAAGGTCTTAAAGGCCACCTAAAAGAAAACGTAGCTCAGTTGTATGAAAACCAAGCGTCATTTTTGATTAACGAAGCAACTTCTGAAGGTTCTAACGGAGCTTTTGAAACAGTTGTTTTCCCTATCGTAAGACGTGTGTTCTCTAAATTGTTGGCTAACGATATCGTATCAGTACAAGCGATGAACTTACCTATCGGTAAATTGTTCTTCTTCGTACCTCGTATCCAAGGTTACCAAACCGCAAGTACTACAGGTGGAGAACATTTCGCACCTATCGGATCACCAACTGCGGTTGCTGCTGGAGATACAGATATTAACCAAGGTTACCCAGGATCATCAAATGGAGCACCATACGCAAAAAATCTTTACGATTTATTCTACGAAGGTGGTGAAGCAGGTTTAGATCCTCCAGGATTGTTTGATTACTCTAAAGGTCAATGGACTGCGGTTACTGCAACTGCGACTATCCAAGCATGGACAGGTGGATCATTAGTTGACGCAACTATCGCAGGTGGAGTACCATCGGGTGGAGTTCAAATTGCCGCAGGTAACCAAAGAAAAGTTATCTTGAAAATTTCAGGATTTAGAAATTCAGGAGCAGGTAAATTAATCGGACCTGATGGTAATGAAATGGATTCAGAAACATTCTTGTCTGACCTTAAAATTATTGCAACTTCATCTTTATCTGCAGATACTACACCTTGTAATGTACTTAAAGATAGTAATAACGTATTTGTTCCATTGTTGTTTAGAGTTGTAACTCAACAATATGGTAAAGGAATTGTTCAGTACGGTTCTACATCAAATACGGTATTCTTATCAACTGGAAGTAACGCAGGTAACGGAGGTTCGTTTGAAAACCTTTGTGATGCTAATGGTTTCATGTACATTGAAGTTGACCTTTCTTGTCCAGTATGTGCTGATTGTGACTCAACATCTTTAGATGGTTACACAGGTACTACAATTTTCTCAGGTACATCAGGTACTTCATTTACTGCGGTTTATAGAACTTACAAAAACTTGGAGTTTGAAGACCAAATTGGTGAGGTTTCTTTTGACTTGGAATCAGTAACGGTTTCTGTATCTGAAAGAAAATTAAGAGCACAATGGTCTCCTGAAATGGCACAAGACGTTGCGGCATTCCACAACATTGACGCTGAAGCTGAATTGACGGCTTTATTGTCTGAACAAGTGGCAGCTGAAATTGACCGTGAAATTTTACGTGACTTGAGAAAAGGGGCGGCTTGGAACCTACGTTGGGATTACAACGGATGGAGAAGAATTGCACAAACAACTTCTTACACTCAAAAAGACTGGAATCAAACTTTGATTACTGCGATCAACCAATTGTCAGCACAAATCCACAAATCTACATTGAGAGGTGGAGCTAACTGGATCGTTGTATCTTCTGAGATTTCTGCAATCTTTGATGACTTAGAATACTTCCACGTATCTAACGCATCTCCTGAACAAGATCAATACAATATGGGTATTGAAAGAGTTGGTACTTTGGCAGGACGTTACCAAGTTTACCGTGATCCTTACTTCCCACCGAACACAGTATTGTTGGGTCACAAAGGAACATCATTGTTAGACACAGGTTACATCTACGCACCGTACGTACCTCTACAATTAACACCTACAATGTACAATCCGTTCAACTTTACTCCGATCAAAGGAATAATGACGAGATACGCAA